AAAGTCTGTGCGGAACCATTGCACGGGAACTCCCAGCGGGGGCAACGCAATTTATAAATGTGGCCCCAACACCCAAAGCTGGGTTAGTAGCAGTAAAAAACGAGAAGGTATTACCCGTGCAATTTTCAAAAGTGCCAGTTACTTGACTAGCCCTTCCTCCAAAACTATATGTTCCTGAAGGGGTAGAGCATCCTCTAAAAATACCAGTCGCGCTTGCATCAAACCCACCCCCAAAAGAATAAGTAGTTCCTCTACAGTTCACAAATGTTCCAGCAGCATTACCCCCAGACCCACCAAAACTTGCCCACCCTCCTACACATCCCGTAAATGTTCCGCTTGTTATTACCCCTTGACCAAAACTAGAGTCTCCACCAACGCAATTTTCAAAAACTTGCAATGACTTGCTTCCTGCAATTTTAAAGTTTTGACTGCCTACCGAAATACCAGTCACACGAACATCGTTAGCAGTAACATTGAGCGTATTGCCGCTTACAAATACAATAGGGGTTTGTGTTTGCGAACCAAGACCAACTAAATCCACAAATTCATCATCAATAAAAAGCTCGGCTGAAAGCGCGTAGCTGCCGGGGAAAATGATAAGGCTGGCGCGATTCGTGGCAGATTTCGCTGCGCCATTTGGAGTCAGGGCTTTTGCTTCAGCGTATTTTGTTGCGAGGTTATCTCCAGGCTTTGCGATGATGTAGCTGGAAGCGGAAAGGCTAAGTGCGCCAATATCGGCAGGCGTAAGCGCATCCGTTCCGCCTGTGGCGTGGGAGGATTTGTGCGTGGTCGATGCCTTGCCAGCGTCAATCGTATCTTGGTCTGAGCTTGTCCGGTAAGGCGTGAGGGCGGCGGGTTGTAAAGCAGAATCAGCTTTGGTTCCCTGTGCTGAGGTTGCGTAGTCGGTCGATGCCGTAGCCGCTGCTGTGCCGAGAGTTGGGAGGTCGGTCAGGTCGTTGTAGCTCGTCACGCCGCCGTCCAACCCCGGCTCTCCAGCAATTGAAACATTCCAAGTCGAGTAAGTTCCGCTGCCGGATATTTTTGTGACAGTTAGCCCCCACGCATAAAACCCTCCCGCTGGGATGCCTACTGTCAGCTGGCCCTCTATCCAAGTGCTTGAGTTTGCGGACAATCTAACTCGATTACCAGTAGAATAAGCCGTTGCAAGCGCAGCGACCATATTAGGCGAATTGCTGGGTTGGGCCATACTACCCAAAATAAGCGCTTTAGTTCCCGTTGATACATCTATATTAAGAGAAGTAAATGTGAGGTTATACCCGCGACCATTGACTCCGTTAGAGCCCGCAGCACCTTTCAGATCATCCAGCGCAACAAGGTCAGTCCATGTGGTTCCGCCGACATACCGCCATTGGAGATGAGTCGTTCCTTTTTGAAGTTCTACTTCACTTCCGTCATCTCCCGCTGCGCCGTCACTCCCATCGGAGCCCTTCAGATCATCCAGCGCAACCAGATTGGTCCATGTGGCTTCGCCAACATACCGCCATTGAATGTGAGTAGCGCTTTTTTGAAGCTCTACTTCACTTCCGTCAGCCCCATCAGCCCCGTCGCCTCCGTCACTTCCATCCAAACCCTTTTGGGCAATCCTTGTCCAGAAAGCACCTTCGGAGGGGGTGTCCCCCACATTCCCGCCGTTACTATGCTTCCGATACCAAGTTTCCCCTAAGTAAGTAGCAACATCTCCAACCGCATACGGTAGGCCCGGATTGTAAGCCCCCGTGAAATTCCATAGCGCGTCAGCTCCCGCTGCTCCGGTGTCGCCCTTGTCGCCTTTGGGACCAACATCTCCGGTGTCGCCTTTATCGCCTTTCGCTCCTGCGGCTCCCGCTGCTCCGGTGTCGCCTTTCGGCCCGACACTTCCGGTATCACCCTTGGGGCCGGCGTCACCGTCAGCGCCTTTTAGATCGTCTAATGCAATTAGATCAGTCCAAGTAAGCTCTCCTTCATACCGCCACTGGATATGGGTAGTTCCCTTTTGAAACTCTACTTCACGCCCATTCCCGCCACCATTGGCAGCAAGAGCCGCGATGGCCTGCGCCGTGCGAAGCGGAGTCATCCATCGATCATTGTTGAGTCCGGATTCAGCATCTACTTTCGTTGCCTTAGTTGGCTGGAAACGATTGTTTGCCGGTCCAGAAGAAGCATTATTATTGAGAGAATTCATGGCATTAAAAACCGTTGGGTGTTCCTACATTGTATTCAGCAGGCGCATGGGTATGGGCCAATCGCGGAATTTTGTTTGCAAGCACATCGGCTGCACGGTCGGCAATAAGCCGAATCGTTTCGGGATTGCGCCAAAGCGGGCTAATTATCAAAGCGGCTTCTACAAGCGGGACAAGAATCTCATCGGCATAGTGATTCAAAATTGGAATTTCGATGGGATCAGCGATGTGCCCTGCATTTAATATGATTGCCGCAAGCTCCACTTCAAACCGAACGGTGCAATCTTGCGTTGGGGCGGGGTGAATGCGCAGAAGACTTGTGGTTTGCCCGCCAAGCACGACTCCAAGACTATCCACGGCGTAATGCGTAGGCTGGGCTGGAGAGAGAAGTGTAAGCTCGCGCCGGTTGCGGATCAGGCCATCGCGTTCAGGGCGGAGTTCCAACGGGCGGTTGCTCCCATAGTAAAGTCGCGGGGGAGAGGTAAGCCGTTCAATGCTGCCTGGGATTGAAACGCTGTCAAATAAAATCAAACCAGTGGCTGTCAGGCTCTCTCCGATCCACGAGTCAAGCACGGTGCTTTCTCCGGTGATCTCGTTGTCGGGGCTTTGTCCTGCAATGCGGAGTCCGCAGCCCAACCAAGCAAGATCAAATGGCTCATCTTCGAGATGGTTATCGTATTTTGCTGAAAAATTCAGCGTTACCGGCAACGGCGCGCGAAAAACAGTGGAAATCGTGCTGCGCTTCAAAAGTGGCGGGGCTTCGCGATAGAACTGCTGCAGCCCGCTGTTGCAGGCGGCAAGCACATCGAGAAGCGCGTCCCCGCCCAAGTCGGCGGGATCGGGAACACCAAGATGCCTGGCGGCGGCGCGGGCGAGTTGCAGGGTGTTCATCGCTGTCCTCCTTGCGTGTTGCCGCCTGCAATGGCCGCTGCGGGCGGAGCGGGCACGGCGGGCGCGGCCATGCCAAGCAGCGAGAGAGCGCGTTGGTAGTCGGCCCGTAGGTCCGGCAGTCGCCCGGCATCGCTCTCGCTGTAAAAAGAAGATGTTGCCATTCCAAATCGCACTAATGGCCTCAAAATACTTTCATGGTATTTGTGCGGGACAGGCGGGACAATGGCCGTGTTTGCAAGGTCTGCCACAACATAGGATGGAGGCTCTTGCACGACCGGCACAGTAAGCGCAACCGAAGCATCCGGTGTTGGCACTACATAAAAACGCAAAGCAACGGGATCGCTTCCTGCGGTGCGTGTGCCTTCAATAAAATAGGCCACCGGCGGAGCGGGATCGAGCGTGGTGAGAGTGCCAAAATAAAGCGCGCCGAAATCTTGGAATTGGCTGCGTGTTTCCAGCCGTATGAGCGGCCGGTTGTTCATTCGCACTGGTTCCAACACGCGCTGCACGGCAGACGGCAGCACCACGGAAGCTGTGTTGGCGGGAATAGTTATCGAAAGTTCCTCGCGGGAGTAAAAATCTTCTCCGGCGAGTTGCATGAGTTGCAGTGCGCCGTTTATATCGGCCAGCGCGCGGTCTCGCATAAACGCAGGCGCTCCGGCGGGGTTGTAAAGTCCCACGACGGCCAAGGCATCTGCGTAAAGTGCGGAAAGAGTAAGCATCAGTCAGGCAAGGTGGGGAGAAGTTTGCGTTTTTTTCTAACAGGCGAATCAGCATCGCTGGCCAATTCCAAAGATTCAGGGAAATTGGAAGGAGCGTCCACGGCGATGACCTCGATGTGCATATCCATTTGATCCCAAGCTCTCATAAATGCCAAAGCCTCGTTGGTAATGCGGGCGAGCGTGCCGGCATCTTCTGCCACTATTTGTTTCCAGACATGGCGATTGTAGGCATCCATCCATTGGAACGCGCCAACATCGGGCCTCCGGTAACGGCTCTTGATATTTAGGGCAATAATGTATGCAGGCATGATTAAGTGTTGGGGAAACCCCGGAGGCGCAGGCCCTCCGGGGATCGTCCCTAAGTTGGTCAGCTAATCGTCGGCAGGCTCACGCCTGGGATCGAGATGGCGTGGGTGAGGCGCACGGCGCTTGGCACGCGGCCAAGGCGGTCCTTGCGGAGAGATTGGCCGAACACGGAGACGATGTATCGCTCCATGAGGAAGCCGCCCTCTTTGTCATCCTGCACACGCTGGTTGCGATGCTTGCCGTATCCACGGTAAGCGGCGCGTTTGCCAAGCATGAAGCTGTGGCCAAGTGGCACGCCATTAGCGTTGCATTGCACCACAAGCGATCCTGCGGGATGCGTGTCGGTGTGCCTGTTCAGCCATGCTCCGGTGTTCCATACCACATTGCCAAGCGTGGTCACGCGGTCGCCGGAGGCGGCTGCACCGAGGCGCTTGGTAATGGTGATCTGGTTGCCGTTGTTGCCAGTGGTGTAGGCATACATTCCGATTTTACCTGGATCGGTCGCGGCGTTAGCCGGATTGATGATGAGCAGGTAGTGCGTGTTGGCGTCTTGACCCACTGTGGTAGCTCCACCGGCTGTCGCATCAAGATTCCCGATGAACTTGTATTGGAAGTTCTCGAAATACTTGAAGTATTTCTTTTTGGTCTTCGCCGCGCTGGTCGAGTTGCCTCCGCCGGTCACAGCAAATGGGGCTGTGCCTGGAGCGATGGCTGTTCCCAAACGGGCTTGCGGGTTGAGCGGGCTTCCAATCGCACCTTCGCCGTCGTGGTCGATAGGAGTGTATTCCGTGATGATGTGTCCTTTTGGAGCGGAGTATCCACCTTCAAAGAGCATCTTCGCGTATTGCTCCACTTTCGTGTCGCGCAGGATTTGCTTGTAGGTGGGGTCCATGTCCAGGCTGAACAACGCATCGCTTGTGGCGATTACGGTGTTACGGAACACGGGTTGTCCGTTCTTGAGCGCACCAACTTGAGCGGGTTCGCCACCTTTGGTTTTCAGAATAGCTCCCAAGCCGATGATCTCATCCCAGTCCAGTGTGTCTGCGCTGGTGAGCGTGTTGACTGTTTTCCCGCCTGCGTAGAGGATGTTGTCGGAAGGCAGGGACTCGCGGAACATCATGAAAAGCTGTTCGCTCTTCAAGCGTCCGGCCCATGCACCCTGCTGGGTGTTAAAGCCGGTCTGGATTTCGTTGCGCATTCCCATGAGTTCTTCGGTGCGCTCTGAGACGCGAACGCCGTGACGCACCCAATCGACAACAAGGTCGTGGGTATTGATGAGGAATTCCTCGTAGTCGTCTTGGGTCTCGAAAATCTGCTCGCCGATGTGCGGTTCGTCGTAGAATCCGCTGCCAACGGTGAAGGTGATTTTTTGACCACGGCCTTTGGAGAGGTCGGTTTTCTCGAAAATGATCGAGTTGGGGCCTCCCTCCATAGGTGCGAAGAAGTCTTCGCTTTGCTCGAACAAGTCGATTCCGGATTGCCACAGCCGCCGGACTGCGTCCGGAGCCATCGTGGCGAGTTTTGTGCCCGTGACGGGCGCTGAGATGTCGTATGCCATAATTTTCGGTTTTTGTTGTGACCGCTTATGGCTGCTTAACGCCGCCAGCTACATTGCTGGCGAACTCCAACTCTGAAAACGAGAATCTACTGTCTATTGAAGACTGTGAATCATTTGATCGTATTCAAAAGTAGAGCGCGGAAGGCCGTTTGGCAGAGATGAGGCGGTCGTCGGTGTGATTGTGCGGTCGCCGCCGGAAGCGACGGGCGACTGCTGGTTTGTGCGACGAACCGCTGCACTTTGCTGCACGGCTTGCGGGCGTGGAGTGGGGGCCGGAGATGATTTGCTGGATGAAGAGGACGGAGCGATACCAAGGGCATTTGCGGCCATTTGATAAATCTTGAACGGAGCGTCCGCATCCGAAATAAGCGGGTTTTCCTGGCTCTGCATGGCAGACCAGATGCGCTCGACTTCGGCGTGGATTGGGTGCTTCGGATCAGTAGCGGCCGGATAGATTGAATCGGTCTTAGCGTAGCTTTCAGAAACCTGCTTTTGGAATTGCTGCTC